GATAAATATTTTCCAAAAGAAGAAATCACAGAAGATGATTATTTTCCTGAAGAATATGAAGATCCATTCAACAAAATTGACAATGTAATTTGCATACATCAAGCAATGGATCAGTTAAGTGAAAAAAGCAAGGAAGTAATACAAGTATATTTCTTTGATGGATTAGATCAAAAAGAATGTGCCGAATCTTTAGGAATCACTCAAGGGGCTTTCTCAAAAAGATTATCAAAAGCCCTAGAACAAATGAAATTAATTCTTGGTGAAGATTTCTTATTTGATTAATTTTCTGTAATTGAAGACGCTTGCTGTTTTGTCTTCTTTTCTTTCAATAGTAATATCAACTTGTTGATCGTCTTTTTCTGCATCATCAAACCCAGGGAAGTTGCCAGGAGGTCTTCCAGGTCCTTTATATCTTGGAATGATAACGTCAATCTTTCTACCACTTGGAATAGGTTCTGTTTGTTGAATTTGAAATCTTACGTGTTGTTTTATGTCTTGAGCTGTTGGTGGCTCTTGTTTTTTAGCTTCTTCACGTAATTGCTGATTTTCTACTCTTTGATCTTCGCCTTGCGGATTAATTGTATCTGTTGTAAGTAAACCATCTGCTACAGCTTTCGCAATTTTGCTATAATAATCTGCTAAATATCCCTCAACTACAGCTTCAGATACATCTTTCACGTCAAAGATAAGCATTCTTCCTGATTCAACTAATTTTGTTTCAACTTCCATAAGTTCTTTTTCAAGTTTGGTTCTTTCCGAAGAATACAATGGTGTAGATTCAATTTGTTGAGTTAATTGATTTTTCTTACCTATCAAGCCTCTTCTGTAATCACGTCTGCCTTGGATTTGAAAAGTTTCGTGAAAAATCATTTCTAATCTATTTCTTTGACGTTGTAATTTTTTATTGATTACTTCTAGAGGATCAGTCAATGTAATTGTTTGTCCTGTAGATGTGGAATAAGTACCAAATCTGCCAGTCTCCATATCTTCAAGTAATCTTTTAGCGTTTGTTCCACCTGACATCAAGTGAACCATTTCATCTTGAATATCTAAAATCCATTGCTCTTTAGCAGCTTGATAGATTTTTGGATCTGCCATTAATTTCCCAATATGAGCATCGAAAATTTTGGCTAAATAAGGAATATCTCCGTGAATTCTTGCATAAAGTTCAGAAGGATCAGATATATAAGCTTCTTCAGGAGTCAATTCTGGGTTTAATGCAACAGAATCTTGCATCATTAAGTCTCCAGATTGAAGATATTGTAATGCGTGAGCTACTTCGTGTCTTTTAGTAGCTTCAAGATAATGATTAGCATCCATTCCAATATTTTCAGCTAATTTTTGATGGTAAGCTAATTGAGACCATATATCTGTTTTGATGATAATTGCTGGACGTGGACCAAGATCTCTTGTTGGAAATTTAGGTGCAAACAGTCCACCCCATTTCTCATCAGTAAAATCTACAGGACCTAATTTTAATTTAGGCACATTATTCTCTCGCATAAAATTCTTTAAGCTATAAGTGCTAAATTCAATAATAACCATTTGATCAGCATATTTACTTATATCTTCAGTGCTAACGCCAGCAAATGGAGCTTCTTGCTGCATACGATCTTCATACGACTGATTAAATTTCGAAAATATTTCTTCTGACTTTTCTTTTTGTCTTTGTTCGCTTTCAGACATACCTTGTGGAGCTGGTTCTCTTTTTGGCCCTTTTCCGTAGGCATAATTGAAAGCAGTGTCAGAGGCTTTAGTTATTTTGATTACGCCTTCTTGTTGAGCTTTTTCCAAGAGAGCAAAACCGTCAGATTGGATTCTGGCTTTTGCAGCTTTGCCTTTTTGTTGAATTTGGTTTTTAATTTCACTGCCAAGGCTATCTAATAAATTAACATCAAATTTTTCATAATCTTCAGGATTTTTATCTAAATAATTTATGATTACTCTTGGTTTGGCAATTCCTTTGATTATGAATAAAGGCGAACATAAGTCCCCTTTACTTTCAATAAGCTCCATAAATTTTTTGAAAGATTTAAGTTTTCTGATCAATAAAACATCTTGATCAAAATCATATTCACCGATACTTGAGTATAACTTTTCTGCTATATTTTGGCAAAATCTATCGTATTGTGGGTATTCATCGATTTTTACAGCTACGTTAATTTGAGTTTTGTTTGGAAGATAGTGAAGCATCTGTGCAACTTCTTCTTGATTAAAATCTTTCATCAATAACTCAAAAACAATTTGTAAAATTTTGCTTTCGTCAATACCTGAAAAAAGATATTCCTTAATGTTGGGCAAATAAAATTTTCCTTCTCCTCGTCTTATTAGGTTGACAACACTTTCTTGATTTTGAAAATATTGTAATTCTGGTCTGGCATCAAGTAGTTGAGAAACAAGCAAATCTCTTTGTTGAGATACAGGATATCCTAACAGGTTAACATCATCTCCACGAATAATGAACATAGCCAATGCTTCATTCATACTCGTGCCTTTTTTCAGGAGTAAATTGATTGTGGTAAATCCCATACCAAGAGTACTATTGACAGAAGATTTTACTTTGTCAATGTCTGGTATTCTATCGCCAAGTTCTATGCCAGTTAAGCCTCTTGATTTGATGTATTCATTCAGTTTACCAAGAAAGTCTAATACTTTCATCATATCTGTATTAGCAGAACTTCCTTGTTTTTTCATCTCATTATCAATAAATTTTGATAAATTGTAAGAAAAAATCGAAATATCTGATAAAGCAGTTCCATCATTTTTTGCTTTTTCTAGATATCTATCAATAATTGAATCACCAGTTTTACCTTTTTCTATATCTCCAATGAATTTTAACATCGCAGTCATAGTAGGATTATCATTCGGATCATAAAATGAAAAATCTTTGAAAGTTCTAGAGAAGGAGCCAGCCCACGAAACTTCTTTAGTAGATAGAACGTCCCAGGCTGTTGCAGATTCGATAATTCTTGAGTACCACATATATTTTTTATTTTACAAATGTACTAATATATCCTTTGGAATATTTTTTCTGATTTCTCGTATTATATAAATATGTTCCACAAAAACCTCTAAGACTTTTTAAGCACGTCTGGAGGTTTTATTTATTTAAGTCCTTTGTTGGTGGGGATCAAAAATCTAAGGGAGATTAGAGAAGTGTCTGAAAATAATCCAAATGACATGATTTACAACTGGCGCAATGAATTACGTTCACATAATGATGGCGTTATTGTTGTTGCAAATAGTCAAGCTCAAAAATATAAAAATCAAGGTTTCGATAAGTCCGAAGTTGTAGAATTACTCGCAGCTGATAATTTTGATTTAGACGTTGCTAATAGAGTTGCTTCAAAGTTATTTGATTCTGCTGAAGAAGTAGAACAAAACACTGCTATTGAAGTTGCTGTCGTTCCAACAAGATATTCTGATTGCGCTCCTGTAATTGAAAGATCTTTAACAAAATTGTCTGCTAAGGAATTTGTCAAGAGACTATGCACTGGTCCTCACTCAGTTGTAAAAACTGATGAAAAGGGATTAGGTTTTTGGATGAGAATAACTGAAGCTGCTAAAGAGACTAGTGCTGGTAAAAGCCATTTACACGCATCTTTGAAACCATATATTGAAGAAACCCTTCTCAATAATGTTCTTTTAGCACAATCACAAGATGCTCAAATCAAAACTGCTTCAAAGAGCAAATATGTTGTATCTATGAAGAAGGGATCCGCTGAAGTTGATTTGTCAAGTGCAACATCTTCAAGCGAAAAATTTATTGGTGGGAATTACGTCGATTTTGGTCTTGCTGATGAATTTATGGTGAAAGCTGCTGACACAGTTTCTCCATATCAAAGACTCAAAAGAGCTTTAAAAGACTAATTTATATCCTAAGAAGAGTGAAACAAGCCGCATTTATGCGGCTTGTTTCTTTTGTATAACTAAAGAAATGGAATCGAAAAAAGAAACTGTAGATGCCCTTATTGTTCCTGATGAAGGGCCTAAGAAACCATCAAGAATGTTCAGGGACTTGAAAGAGGGTGATAAACCTTTAATGCCTCTTCCTCCTGACAATATGAGTGATATATCTTATCCTCAATTCCTAGAACCGAGATGTGCAATTTGTACTTCACCATTTAGAGATTTAGTAGAACACGTATATTTAGATAGTGGAAGAAAAAATCAATCTGTAATTAGATTTTTCCAGCAGTATTTTGATGCACAGATGAACTGGATGCAGATTAATACTCATATGGAACAACATTGTGATTTTAAAAAAATCTCAACTTCTGGTCTTAAAAATTACGAGCAAAGAGAAGAACTTATTGCTCCTTGGATTTTTCGTGAACATCATTTAGCTCTTACTGCTTTACTTGTTGAACTTGATGATGTTCGTGGCATTGACTGCTCTAAAAATAATGATATGAAACTTAAAAGAGCAGCTATGGTAGAAAAATTAATTTCTAAAATATTGAATGTCAAAGATTCAAGAGACAATCGAGGAATTTACGATATTAATATTTTTGAAATTCTTGCCAATCTTCACGAAAAAATGGAAAGTGAAGCTGATAAAAAACTCATCAGAGAAGAAATTGTAGCTTTGAGAAATAAAATCCAGCAAGATAATTAATGAAAAAGCCAACTCCAGTCGTAAAATCTACAAACGAATTACGAAGTCAATTATTACAGCAAGCAAATTCAGTAACAGAATTATTTAAGGGCACTGAATATGCTGAAGATTTTGTTGATGAGATTGCTCCAGCTACAAGACAAGAAGTAGCTCCACCACCAAAACCTACTAAAGATAGGTTTAACCCTGATCAAATTGTAGATATCATCACTTTTATTGAGCATCCATATTTTTGTAATCTAAAACCTTATCCTTGGCAAAAACTAATTCTTAAGTGTTTCTATATGGGACAAGAAGGCAATACAAACCTTACGATTGAAGAGTCAGACAACCAAGATGATTGCAAAGGCTGTGTTTGGAATTACATCCAAAAAAACGAAAACAACTTCCTTAAGGCAAGAGCAGAAGGAAAACAGTTCAAAACAATTTTTAACGTAGTTAATTCACCTTGTCTCCAATGTAAACGCCTTGACAATGAAGTAAGGGTATCAAGATATAAATATGCTAAAGATGAAGCAACTAACCCTGATGCTGAAAGACAAGTAGAGGTATTAGAGGCAAGAGCAATCATTGATGGATTTCAAAGCGAACATGATTTACTTTATTCAGAAGAGTTTGATCCAAAGCTACGAATGCAAGTAAAAGATAAGTGCACTAAAAGATACAAGTTTGAAGAATTAGTTTTAGTACTTGGCAGGCGTTCTGGTAAATCGTTCCTTGTGTCTGCTATGGCTCTTTATGAATTATATCGATTGATTTCTATGGGCCATCCTCAAGCAAGATATGGTCTTATGGAATTTGATGAAATTGTTCTTTTAAATGTAGCTCGTAATGAAGAACAGGCCAAAAAAGCTATCTTCTCTAAAATCAAGCAGACAGTTTTGGCATCTCCTTTCTTTGCTCCATATATTGGCAAAGATACTGAACTTGAAATGCGTTTTTATACTGAACACGACAGAGAGGAAAACGTAAGAAGAAAAGCTGATAATATCAATCTTTTTGCTGGTAGTTTAGTGCTTAGATGTGGTTCTAGTAATGCATCTGGTCTTGTGGGTCTTACTTGTTGGTCAATCATTATGGACGAAGTTGCAGCTATGGCAGGAGATAATCCTGATTCTGGTGTTGACTATGCTCTTTATGATGACTTAAAGCCATCTTTAGCTACATTTGGTAAAGATGGAAAAATGATGCTTCTTTCCAACCCTAAAGGACCAATTGGATTGCTTTATGATCTTCACGAAAATAGATTAGAAGATCCTACAACTCTGGTTATGAGACTTCCTACTTGGCTCACTAATCCTAACATTGATAAAGAGTGGCTAGATGGTCAAAAGAAAAAAGATCCTCAAGAATTTCAAATGCAGTATGGAGCTGAATTTGGTGCTTCTTCATCTGATCCAATGTTTAACTCTGAAGATGTAGACAGAATGTTTGCTTCTATGTCTATGGTTAAAAGGAAAGAAATGGCAGAGGGTCATTTTGAATATTTTTGCCATTTAGATCCTGCACGTACTTCAGACTATTATGCTCTAGTAATTGCACATACTGAAAATATGTATGGTCAAATTGGACCTGACTTCCAACCATTGAAAAGAGTTGTAATTGATCACATACATTTTTGGAATCCTAGAACTAAAAATCAACCAGTCAAAGAAAGCGAAGTTGAAGATTATGTAATTGATTTACACAACAGATTTAAGTTCAAACAAGTTTCAATAGATCAATGGAATTCGCAATCATCTTTGATAAAACTTCAATCAAGAAGAGTTCCTATTGTTGAACGTCAATTCAACAAAGAATATAAAGAAAAAATTTACACAGAATTATCTCAATTAATTCGTGATGACCGAATTGATATTTATGATTTATCTGGTGGAGAATACAGAGATTTAGACCATAAACTCATATCTTTGAATGAAGTTCAAGAAGCTAAAATTCAATTCCAATTCCTGCAAAAGAAATGGAAAGGCAAAAGATATTATATCGAAGCTCTTTCAGGATATAAAGATGATATTTGTGATGCTGTAGCTGCTGTGGCATATGAATGTCTTACATCTAAAATTATGATCAGATTACCTAGATCAAAAATGGTAAATTTGAACAGAAGATAAAGGTAATTATTTTTATTTATAAGAACAATTCATTATGTCTATCAATATCAGAACAGCTCAATTTGGTGGTGTAGGCGGTGGAGGAAATGGTTCTCCATTTCAGCCTGGTGGCAGTCCTATAGGTCGTGGAGGTGGAAATCGTGGTGGTCACGAGATAAATCTTTATGTAGATGAGGATGCTAGTTTTGACAAGTTGCTCAGAAGAACACATATAGAGCCTGATAATCGTGATGTCAATATTGAGTCGAGACTTACTCCTCAGCATAAAAATTATGAAGATTTGATTCCTTATGAATTAACTCCAGAAGAAAGAATGAGAGCTAAATTTAGAGCTCAACTTCATAATTACAAGCAATCCTTAGAAAATGCTGCTAACAGTTTGTTAAAAAATAGCCCAGCATATATCAAAGAACATTATCGCCCTAAAGATGAACATATGATGACTATGGAGCAATCTTTAGAAAATCGACATAAATATAATAAAGACTTCAAATATCCAAGAGAAGAATACAAAGATCCAGATAAGCCAGAAAGATTACATTTTGCTATTTCTGACAAAGCTATGAACCGTGTAGCAGAAGATTATGAAGTTGCGAGAAGAAACAGGATGACTAAAGAATATCCTGAAGATCGTAATCAATTTGATGAAAAACAATTTTCCTATGCTCCTATTGGTAAAACTCCAATCCTCATTCACGGTGAAGATTTAGATCAATACGAAAAAGATCTAATGAATGTAAATACTCCTGATCACGATGGATTTCAAGAATATGAACTCAAAGATACAATTTTGTCTTATCCTGACCCTGATACAAAACTAAATATTCACGCTCCAAAAGATATTTCCCCTAAATCAGAAGCAACCAAAGATATAAACCCACTCGAAACTATAGAACAGCAACTTAACCCAAAAAAGAAAGATACAACTTATTTAAATTATATTGATCCAACAAATAAAGAAGATAAAGGCGTAGAAGAAGTTTTTGATGGTTCAGCTTTTTATGGAATTAGCGGACATAGTTTATAAAGGTAATATTAAGGTTATTTAATAAGAACAAATTATGAACGCAAATTCAATTCAAACAATTATTAGAATCTGTTCAAGATTAGACAAAAAAGGCCATTATTCCAAGGCTGATAATTTGTTTGAAAAGATTGCACAATATTATCCACAGCAATCAGTTACACAATCGCCAAATGTTTCTTTAGTTCCTTATGATGAAATAGAAGAAGAGACAAAACAAAACGATTATTGGCGACAAAAAATCAATCCAAGAAAAGTACCTAAAGAATATAGAGACTTGGGTGGTGAAGCTGATGGTGCAAATATAGAAGGACAATTACACGGTCCTGATAATGTTCCTGGCCCTGCATATGTAGATCCAGGAAATCCAGCATCAAGTCCATCTATGGCAATTCACAGTGGAGAAGACTTGAACGATAAATTTTCCTGGGAAGAAACATATCAGAAAAATGTTGACGAAGGAAATTCTTGGAAAAATAGATTACCAAATAGATAAGGAAGAATACTATGCCAATACCAATTAAACCAGTTCATTCATTAGATTTGCATGCTGAATTATTCGACGGACCATCAATGGAAGGTCTTGGACTTTCTGATATCCAAATTCAACTTCTTGGTGTTTCACAAGCTCCTAAAAAAGCAGAAGCAGCCAAATTAAGTGAAAAATATTTAGAAATGCTCAAGTCAATCGATGCAAATACAGACGCTTTAGTTACTGCTGCTAGTTATGTTGCTTTACATAAAGATAGCAAAGTTTGTGGAGTTCCAACTGAAATTTCTGACAATGATCTTTTGGCTATGAAAACTGCTGGATTGCTTACAGGTTATGGCAGATCTGTAGAGTTAACTGAAAGAGCAAGATTAGCCTTACGTGATCATTATTTGAGCATTGATAATGTTAATGAATTCAGAAAGCAAAGAACCAAAGACAGATTTGATCTTGAAGAAGCTAGAAATGTAAAAGCATCTTCAAATAAATTCAAGAAAGTTGGTTCTTGACTCACCAAAGAAGAATTCCGTGATGAATTCGATGTTAGGTTTGTAGCAGATACAGATAAATTACGAACTAAAGGTTTGATGCATGCAGAACCTTTGGGAGAATATGAAGTAGCTTACTTTACTTTTGATTATCCTGATTGTTATTCTTTTTGGAATAAAAATGTATCATTTCCACTTTCTTTGGCATTTTTAGACAAAAATCACAAGATTGTGGACTTCAAGGATATGGAAGCAGATGACCCAAAATCTGTTTCTCCAGATTCTAACAACGTTGTATTTATTGTAGAAGCAAATAAAGGCTTGTTTAAAAAACTAAAGATTGGTATTGGAGACAAATTGCTCTTGAAGGGCAAGAAACTAATTTTGAGTAAAAAAACATAAATAGATGCATTAAAGGAATTTGAGCATTAAATTTAGAAATTTTCTTAATGTATTTTTTCTTGAGGAGAAAAATTAATTATGGCAGATAGAATTTTCCCAAACAGATTTCAAGAAGATCCTCTTGATTCTGACTTGGTTTTCCAAGGAATTGATTGGGACAACTTTAACCAAAGATTAGCTGAAGCCAAAGAGCCTAAAGAGAACAAGGGTCTCAAAAAGCTCATTGATTCTTTAGGTGACGATTACGTTGATGAATTGCAAGGCCAAGGCGATGATGATTCTGAAGCGTCAATGGATCATAAAGCAGGTATGGGCAAAGAAGCTAAGAAAGGTCTTCCAGAAGGCTTGAAGAAGTGGATGGAAGAGAATGGCAAGGGTAAGAAGTCTGAAGATTCTGATGATGAAGATGAAGACGAAGAAGAAATGGAAGATAAGGGTCCTATGAAGAGAAAAGGTCCTAAAGACAAGTCTGAGAAGAAAGCTTACCATTTCAACCATGCATCACAATTATCAAGTGAAGCAGTAGAAGCTGCTATTGCTGCTGGTGATGAAGATCTCAAGAATGCTATCCTTGCAGCTCGCCACGAAAGAAGAGTTAGATTGGCTGGTAAGATTGAGCGCCAAGTTCAAGCTCAAAATGAAAATAATCTCAAGCTTGCTCAAAGAAAAGCTTACAGAGAGTCTTTAGTTCAAAAAGTTGCTGAAAAGATGGAAGATGAAAAAGAAGCAGCTATGGACAAAGAATGTGAAAAGTGCGGAAACAAGTATGCTGGCAAAGATTGCGAATGTGCTGAAAAGTCAGAAATGAAAGAAGCTAAGGCATTTTCATCTGCTGCTAGACAAGCATTTGCTGCTAAAGCAATTGCAGAAGGTTTCCCAATCGAATATGTAAATGCAAGATTAGGTGAGACATCCGCTCCTGCAGCTGATAATTTATCTGACATCAAGAATGTTCTTGCTTCTGACCTTGAGACTAATGTCAAGGTTGCTGCAGCTTCTTCAATGATCAAGGTTGCAACACTTTCAGACGCAGACTATTCCAGAATTATTGATTACTGGAAGAATGAACTCGGCTATGGCGATCAAGAGTGGATTGATGCACTCTTCACCAAGAAATACGACAAGTAATAATTACAATCCTCAAGATAAATAGTCCCAGGGCAAAGCCCTGGGACATTCTTGAAAAGTAAGAGCAGGATAAAATAAACATGAGCAGATTTAGAAAAGTATCAGAAATCGATAATATTCCAACATTTATGGAGAAGAGATTTATTGGCGCTCAAGTTGAAGTTGAAGAAGATCCATACGCTGAGTTAAAGAGAAATTCAACTGCAAACAGACAATCAATTTCTAAACAAAATATTGGTTTTACAAAAGAAGCAAACAATATTAATAAGTCTTGGGAAAGAATTCAAGGTGCATCAACATATCAAGATTTGAGAGACACCACTATTGAAGACAGAATTCTTGCTCAGGATTTTGGCGCTATTAGAAGAGCTGGTTCACAATTTGATCAAGGCGAAACTGCAAGAACTACTACAAGTGGTTTACAAGCATTTTCAGCTGATGAATATATGAACGCAATGCTCTCTAGATCAGCCTCCATTTTCAACCCAGATATGATTGCTATTTCAGAAGAATTCTTAAATTCACAAGCTTCTTCAAGCGAACAATCAATTATTGAAAATCAAAGAGCCAGAGAAGCAAAATCTACTCGCCACAAGGCTTGGGAAGATAGCCAACTTAACAATCTAAGACAATCTTCTGTCGTTTCTTCAAGAGCACATTCAATCTTGAGAACATCTTCAGATAATGAATTCAATTCAACATTTGGAATGATTGATCCATCTGCTCTGGACAATCGTGAATCAATGAGAGTTGCTAATCAAGAGAAGATTAGAAATGAAAGAATGGCAATTAAGAAAAATATTCAAAGTGATATGAATAGCAAATCTCAAATGAGAGCTAAAACTGTTAACGAGATTTATAATAGTATTGACATTAACTTTGATGATATTGACTAATGAATAAACTGTCTCAAATTCAACCCCCTTTAGCATCTAATCCAGCTAATGGAATAAACAACATCCCATTAAGTGGCAATAATGTTGAAGGTGTGACTAAAGATGAAATGAGACAGTTGATGAACAAGGTCAAAGCTAGCAATGATAACTTTGTTGAACTTTCAAACGAAGTTACAGTTATAGCTGACAGAGTGCAAGATAAAGATTTACGACATCAATTAGATAAATTATCAAAAGCACTTCTTATGTCAAACAACAATAGAACAAGAACAAAAGATCCAATCACACAAGAGTTGGATCCAAGCTATTCTGATATAGCAAATAAGATTGAAGAAACTTATTTATCCGAGGCTAAGAACGTGTACAACAATTCAAAAACAGCACAAAAGAAAAAGAAAAAAACTAGAGGCAATCCATTCCGTGTTTTGATGGGTAAAGTTGGAAAATTACTTGACCACGGAGTAGAAAAAAATGACATTGTTAGATACATTTCTAAACTTAAGTATTGGAATAAAGAAACAATCGAACGTGCTATAGATATCGTAAAAGAATATAATAAAAAATTAGAGCAAGGCAAAGATAAAGACGAAAAGTCAGAAAAAACTGCTGATGTTGTAGATCTTGATAAATTAGTCGATGAAAAAGAAGATGTTGAAAAAAAGACTAAAGATATTGAAGAAACAGTAGAAAAAATAAATGACACTGAAGAAAAGGCAAATAAAACTTCTTCTGTGAAAATTGCAGCCTTGAACTATGATGCAAAGCCTAATTTTGAAAAGAGATCAACACCTGAATTAATTATGAGAGCTTGTTTTCTTATGGATTTACAAGATTATTCCAAAACAACTAAACAAGGTGATTTCAAAGATGCTGCTGATAAAAAAGGTGTTGCTGAAGAACTTAAGAAAATCAAAGCAGCTCTTACAGACAGAGGTTTTGATAAAGAAGAATTATCAAATTTAGGATTGGGTAAATAATTATGGACAAGGGATATAAAATCAAAGCTACATACGAAACACACGATCCTAAAAAAATTGAAAATATTTTAGATAATAAAGCTAAAATTGGTGGCAATGGATTACTCAGTATGCTTCAAGATACCTTAGCAGGTCTCGGAGATGGAGATTCTATGCCAATGTCTTCTCCTTTTCACGTTTTAGGTATGGATGACTTTGGAGATGATCCTGTAATTTCTGCTTTTAAGAATATGGGTGGTCCAGAACATATTGTGAAGATAGTTGCTCTTCCAAAAGAAGACGCACATCATCATATACAAAAAGCATTTAATAATTTAAACAATATTAGACTTGCAGAAGAAAGAAATACTCTCCGTTATGCTTATATGGCAATTCAAAACTTCTTAAATAAAGATAATGAAGCTGCTAAGATGGAAAGAGTTGCTTATAAAAATAACGATAAATCTTCAGGATATTGGCAAATTAGAGCTATAGAAGCAATTGACAAGCTTAATAGATTTGCTTCATCAAGTAAAGCTAACAAATTAGTGTCCGCTAGAAGCATTGTTCTTTCTGCTAATAAAGAGAAATCTTTAAGAGTTGCAAATTTTATCCACAATTGGTATTCAGAAATTACTCCTAAAGAAAATAGAAGAGTTGCATATACAACTCTTTCTACTCAAGCAAATGAACCCTATTTACTCTGTCCTAAAGGTAAATTCCAAGGATATAAAGCTCCAGTTCCTATGGAGATTTCAAAATGTCGTGAGAACTGCATTGACTCTAGAGTAGATAAAAATGGACAAGTAACTTGTGCATACCAAGATTGGCTAAAAGTTGCATTCCAGTCACACGATGAAGTGATGGCAAGATTGGACGTTCATAAGCATCCAGACAATGAAGCTAATGCTCTTGAACTCAAAGAAGGCGAAAGATCAAAAAAACTTACTGAAGGCGAAATTGGTTTTGAAGCAAGATTTGAGAATTCTGATAGAGGCGCTAACAAAATCAGAGGCAAACAAAATGTCGATGATTCTAGAGAAAAACAATTATCAGATGCGAAGCAATCAAGCTACGGACATCAACAAGGTGATAAGCCTGTTATGAGACCTAAACAAGCTCAATCTGATTCATCAAAAACCATTGATTCTCAGCTCCCAAGAAAAGATCAACAAGGTACAGATTACCTTGAAGCTTTGTTGAGAAAATTGAATGGCAAAGAATCTGTCACTGATGAAGTAAGAGAAGATCAACTTGATTCTAATGGACTTTACAATCATCGTGGAGAAATGGAAGAATCTTATGCTGATCAATTAAATGTCAAAGGTAAAGATCCAATCAATTACAGAGATGAATTGAACAAAGACAAAGATGAACCAAAAGAATCCATCATTCAACAGTTAGATAAAACTGCATCCAAAAAAGAACTTAATCAAGAACAAATTCTTGGTGAAACAAGAAAGAAAAATGTTGTCGATGTTCCTAGAGATGAGCAATTAGAAGACATAAGACAAAATAATAAAATTAAGGTTAACATTGAAGCACTTTTGGAAGCTGAAGATGATGACAGCTTTGGCCATCAATTTTCAGATGATGATCTTAAGAAATTTGCTGATGAACTTGGTTTAGATTACATTATGGAATCTAAAAGAGAAGAATACGACGATGTGGTATAAGCAAGTTTTAGCCCAATTTGGTGGTGGTGTCAATTGGCCAGATGAAAAACCTGTTGACACAATCGATTCTGATAATCATTTCAAGATAGATGAAATTCGTGCTATAGATAATGAGCCAGCAGGACTTTATGATGAACTTGCTGGCATATTAGAAAAAATGGGCAAAACACTTGATGAATATTATCATATGAATCAAGAACAACAAAAAGAAGTTTGGAATCTTTTAGTTGATCGCCCACACAGAATGAATATGGACAATAATGGTCAATTTATTGTTTCTCCTCAATCTGCATCAATTGAAGCACGTAGGCATTCCCCATATCACGATGCTCCAGAAGAAACTACTATGGAAAATCAGTTAGAGGGCTCAAGACAGCAAAATAATAATAGAGATCCTCAAAGTATGGCTTCTACTGAAAAAGGTAATGGTTTTCAACATTTTAAGAGCGGTGAAGGATATTACCAAGCATCTAAAGGTAAACAAGATCCTATTCTTTTCGGTAATAAACCATCCAATCAAACTTGGTACTAAGTTCTATTTTTTTAGAACGGTATAATATATGTTATGGCAAATAGAACATCATTGGCTTCTGCTATCAGAACAGCAGCAACGCAAGTATCAGGAGCACCAACAAACACAACTACTGTAGATAGAAATTATGCAAGTAGTAGAATTGGTCTAGGGTTAGGACCAAGCGTAACAAGAACTGCTAGCATAAATACAGTTACTACAGCTCCTAATTTTTATTCGCCATTCCTTACTCCATCATCATTTCAAATCCCAAATGCTCGACGTGAAGTCTACCTTTGGGCTAACTGGTGGAGAAATAATGAGCCTAAAATTGCTGCAGCCATAAACTTCTATACTAACTATCCTTTCTCTGGATGGAAATTAGAATGTTCTTCATCTTACGTAAAAGATTATTTTGAAAAGTTAGTTGAATCTCTCAATTTTCAAAAATGGCTTCCAGAAATTTCCAAAACCTATCACTTATTGGGTGATTCTTTTGTTTTGCTTTCACTTGATTGCCCTCATTGTCACGGTTCAAACTGGGATGATGACAAAAATGAAGAATGCAAACACGATGGCGCTACTTGGAAATCTATTTCTATTTTAAATCCAGATTCTGTTATCAAAACTCCGGGAATGATTGATCAACCTGGAAGTTATGCTTATAGACCATCTGCAGAAGAAATTAGAATTGTCAACGAAAGAAATCCTAAAGAAATTTATGACAAAATTCCTGACGATATCAAGAAGATGATTATTCAGGGTAATCCAATTAAGTTAAATCCTATTTCAATTCATCACTTTAAATATGGATCTAACCCTTGGGAAGATTATGGAATTTCTATGATTCGTCCATTATTCCCTATTCTTACTTACAAAGATAAATTACGTCAGGCACAATATATGATTGCTGAGCGTCTTATTCTTCCTATCAAAGTTGTTAAAATTGGTAGTGATACAAGACCAGCATCACAAGAAGATATTGACAATGTACAAGACGAATTAGCATCTATAGCTAACGACCCTAACCTTACACTTGTAACTCACCACAACTTTGATCTTGAGTGGTATGGAGCTACTGGTAAAATTCATCCTCTTACTGGCGAATTTGAACTTATTGAGCAAGAAATTTTAGATGGTGTTATGCTCAACAAAGCTCTTCTTAATGGTGAAGGTCCAACTTACGGAAACGCTCAGGTTGGTCTTCTTGCAATGGCTCAAAGATTAGAGACATTTAGAAGAGAAGTTGCACACTGGATTGAACAAAATGTTTTTATGCCAGTTGCAAAATGGAATGGTTTTGTAATTGAAGGCGAAAGAGGACAAGACGAATTAGTCTATCCAAAAATCAAATTTGATGACCTCCAGCTACGAGATGATACTGGCAAGTTACAGATGCTTGTCACTGCAAACCAAAATGGTGTAATTTCGAATGTTTCTTTGATAGAAGCATTTGGTCTTGATTCAGATCAAGAAATTGAAAGATTGAGATTCGAACAAGGTGCAAACTTTGTAAATGATCAGAGTTTTGGTACTCCTAATATTTCTCTAAGCTTTCAAAGTGGAGGAGTTACTGGTCAAGGATTTGGTGCTGCATCGCCTGATATGGCTGCAGGTGCTGAAGGTATGCCTCCTCCTGCTGATCTTGCTGTTGGCGGTGGCGCTCCTCCTATGGGTGGAGCACCTACTCCTGCTCCTGCGCCAGGTGCAGCTCCTGCT